CTGTGTGATGTTCGACAGCTCTGACAGTGCGCTTTTCAGCCCATCGCTGCCGCCGTTCAAGTCTTCGATCTGCTCATCGATTGCATCAAGGGTGGACTGAAGATTTCGGAGTTCGGCTTCCTTCAAGACGCTGAAGGGGTTGGAGCGAACGTCATCCATTTCCCGCACAACCGATGCGCGGCGCTGCTGAAGGCGTTCCAACTGCTTCGCCGGGTCCTGAGCGTCCGCCTTGTACCGCTCTATCAGCTTATCGCCCTTCAGCGTGCTGATGACATCAATGAGCTGCCCCGCATAGCTCACGCCAGCGAGCAGGGCCTGCTTGCTGTAAACCTGCACGTTGCGCCACAAGGTGGCGAACTCGGCATCGATCTTTTTGGCGCTTTCGATCTGCTCATCGGTGAAGGTAGCGGCTTCGGCACGCATCTTCTGGATTTCGGCAACGGAAAGGCCAAGAACCTTCGCCATCTCCTCAGCGCCCTGCCCGCCGAACAGCTCATCAAGATTGCGGGTCTGAGCAGCCGCATCCATCGATTTCAGCTTGCCAATGATCTCGTCAAGGAAACGGCTGGGGTCCTTGATCCGCTCGGCGACATCGCTCACGCTGAACCCCAGGCGCTGAAAGGCTTCCTGAGCCGATCCTTTGCCGGTCTTCGCGAACTCATCGGAGCGAATGTTCAGCTCTTTGAGAGCGTCCGTCACGCCATCGATGTTCGCGCCGGTCGCGGTGGCGACATAGGCCCACTGCTGCCACGTCTTGGCCGATACGCCAGCTTTGCGGGCCTCGCGGTCCACTTCGGCAACGGTCTTTGCGACCTCGCTGAGCGCCGTGGCAGCCGCAGTGGCACCGGCAGCGATGATACCGCCCGCAAGGAAGGGCTTGAATATCCCTTCGATCTTGCCGGAAACGGACTTGCCGACATCGCCAAATGTACGCTCCAGCTTGTCGGCGGACTGTTGCCCGCGACGTTCGATGCTGGAAAAGTTGTCGTTCGCGGTGCGCTGCGCCTTCTGAAAGTTCTTCTCGAACTGGTTGATGCGCGCCTCAAGGCTGACGACTAGCTGTTCTGTATCACCGGCCATGATGGACCTCCTAGAAAATCAGAAGCCCTTCCGGGCGCTCTTCAGTGTTATAGATTGAGCGGGTATCTTCCCCGAGCGAGGCACGGGCAACGGCCATAGCTGCGGCAACAGCACCGTCAATCTTGTCGCGAGCCTTGCCCTTGTGGAACGACTTGTTGCCCTTGCCATCGTCCTGGACGGCGATGTTGTCGAAGTTCCAGCGCAAGATCGGATGGCCGCCATGCTGAAATTTTCCAGCAAGAATGGCCTTCTCCAGCGTCTGGATTGCCGGTCCCATGGTCACCCATCCCTGCCGCATCTCTACTGCCGGATAGCCGTCCTCCCGAAGGTTCGCCATCGTGATACGGGCATAGTGCGGATCGAAGGCGATCTCCCGGACCTCGAACTGCTCGCAAATGTCACGAATGACGCTCTCCACGATGCGGATATCGAGAACGTTGCCTTCGGTCGCCGCGAGAAGACCGTCATCCGCCCACTGATTATAGGGGTACCCGCTTTGCTGCGTGCGCTTGTCGAGATTGTCGGCAGGGCAGAAAAACCATGGATGGACGATGTAGCCAGCATCCCCGACCTTCCATGCTGCAACGATCACGGTCAGATCGGACGTGGACGACAGGTCAACGCCAAGCCAGCACGGTTCATGAGCGAGGTCTTCAAGATCGAACGGCGCTGCGCCCTGATCATAGATTTGCATTTCCACGAACGGATCGGAGCTATGACCTAGCCAGACATTGAGATGGAGCTGCCGAAACGCCTCACGGTCTGCCGGACGCTGCGCCGCTTCACGGGCGAGCTGGCGAAGGCCACCGATATCGGGATAGCCATGAATGAGCCCCGGATTTGCTGCTCGCCAAACGGCTTCGTCCTGCCAATCCGCATCGGGGTGTGTCTCGAACAGGATCGGCAACGTAGCCGGGTCGTGGATTTTGCCGGAAGCGACATCGCGAGCGTATTGAATGACCTCGTGAGCGACATTTTGCTGCCCACGCCCCGCCGTGGTGATGACGATGCAGAGGGAGTTCGGCACCTTCACAAGGCCGGTGCGGATGACATCGTACAGATCGCGTTTCTTCCACGCGTGGATTTCATCGATCAGCGCGAAGACCGGCGTGCGACCGTGCTGAGTTCCGGCATCATTCGAGAGGCTTTCAAGAAAGGTACCACCGGGAAAAGCGATCTGGTTTTTGTATTCGAGCAGCTTGATCGTCCGGCCTTCTTCGAAGCGGCGGTTTGCCTGCCCGTTATTCCAAAGCTCGTCCGATCCGGCCCGGAGAATACCTTCTGCCTCTTTCAAGGCGAGCTTGGCCTGCTTCCGGTCGGCAGCGGCAGTGAGAACTTCGCCAGCGGGGACGGCTTCCGGTCCCATAGTGTGGAGGAGAGCGAGAGCCGCACCCAACGCGGTCTTGCGGTTGCCACGCGGCAACATGATCGTGACCTGCTTGATGAGACGGTTCCCGTCCTCGTCACAGGGTCCGTAGGTCTGTCGGACAATCTTCTCCTGCCAGGGATCGAGCTGAAATGCCCGCCCCGGCAGCTTGGACTTCGGATGCTTCAGCGACCGCAAGAAATCGACGGCACGCTGCCCGTAGCCAAAAGGATCGGGGATTTCCGGGAACGGGTTTTCCGGCTTCTTGGGTTTCTTGACGATCTTGAGGACCATGTCATTCTCCAGCGAGGCATCGGAGGTCCATGCCCTCGCGTCTGCCAAGCTCCTTGATTTCCTTCAGGTCGTAGTTTTTGCCCGCGTAGACGACGCGATCCGCGACCTCGAACCCCTCCCGCCAACGGATGCGGAAGATGATGGCTGCTTGGCCGGTGGTGCCGGATGCCTGCAAGAACTCTTCGGTGCTCGATTGGATGACCTGAGCCCGGATCGTTACGAGGTCCGTCCACCCTTCGGAGACGGTGCCGTAATCGTCCACGGTCTCGCCACGGCGCTGAACGGCGATGGTCTTGTCGAGTTTTCCGGCTCTCATGCTACCTCCACCACGATTGCGGACAGGCTGATGACGCCATGACCGTGTTTGCCATCGGGATCACGCATGAACCTGCTGGAGCTGATGTAGAGGTCCGCGACATGGAAGTGGTCGAACGTCCACCGGCCATCAGCCAGGGCGGCACGAATGGCGCTGGCGATATTCTTGCATACAGCCAGCCCGCTTTCTTCGGTCCAGATATGCAGGTCCGCGAACACCTCATGGCGACGGCGCGCGATGTCACCACCCGGTGTCGTCTGGCCTTCCCCGATCAAAATCGATGAAAAGGTTGCGGGCGTACCGCTGCGATCCACGATTGAACCGGCAGGCACCAGTCCGGTGACCGCGCTCGTAGCGAGGAGACGCGCCCGCACCGCCTTCTGAAGATCAAGAGAAGGTTCACTCATGCCGCCCTCGCAAATTGGCCGTGCAGATCATTGGCTGCGAAGGCATAGGCTTTCGCCGCATCGAACGGGCTATCGAAGCGTCCAAGGAATACCGCCTGACCACGGATGGTGATCTGCGCGATGTATCGCCCGCTCTCGGCATGGAACGAAACGCCCTTTGGTAGGGTTCGGCCCTTGCGGACAGCGTTGCACTTGTTCTGCGAGGAGGTCGCAAGGCGGAGATTTCCCCAACTGTTATCGCTGGGGACGGTGTTCTCGTGGTCGATCTCAAAGCCCTCCGGCACGTCCTCGCCGGTCATGTAGAACCATGCCAACCGGTGAGCGAGATAGTCCTCGTGATCGATGCTGATACGCAGATATCCAGCTTTGTGTGGTGATCCTGCAGTCGCTCCCGCCTGAGCCCGTCCCCGCGTGGTGACAAGACGAGTGAACAGCCCGGTATCGGGATCGTAGTGGAACAGTGTCAGCAGACGCTCGTGAGAGACGGTAATCGGTTTTGCCTTGGTGCTCATTTATCCCAATTCTCCCTGACAGCCTTGCTGATGGACCGCTTGATCCG